GAATGGAGCAATTCCCCTGATCGACGCCCAGGCAGCGCTGGGCTTCGTGATCGCCCAGGCCTCGATCATCGAGCCGGGCATCTACCGCACCGTCTACCCCGACATCCAGTACCGCTCGCTGGTGCCGGTGGATACCTCGGGCAGCGAGTTCGCCACCTCGGTGACTTACTTCTCGCAGGATCAGTACGGCAAGGCTGACTGGATCAACGGCAACGCCGACGATATCCCCAAGGCTGGGACGGTGCGCTCGAAGTTCGAGACGCCTGTCTACACCGCCGGCATCGGCTACGGCTACGGCTGGGAGGAGATCGGCCGTGCTCAGAGGCTGGGCATCAACCTGTCCACCGAAGACGCTGCTGCTGCGCGCCGTGCGTCGGAAGAAATGGTGGATCGCGTCGCCCTCCTTGGCGATGCCAACAAGGGTTTCACCGGCCTCTTCAACGCGGCCGGTGTTACCCCGGTAGCGGCTCCGACTGGCGACTGGGCGAACGCTACTGCGGACGAGATCACGGCGGACATGAACCAGTCCCTGTTGAACGTGTTCAATGGCACCAACACCGCGTCGATCGCGGATCGCCTGTTGCTGCCGTGGTCGCGCTATCTGCTGATCGCCACTCGCAAGATGAGCGAAAACAGTGACATGACCATCCTGCAGTGGTTCCTGGCCAACAACGTCTACACCGTGCAGACCGGCCAGCAGCTGACGGTACGCGGCCAGCGTGGTCTGGACACCGCTGGCGTGGGTGGCGTGCCCCGCCTGGTCGCCTACCGCAACGATCCTCAGGTGCTGAAGCTGCACATGCCGATGCCGCACCGGTTCCTGCCGGCTTACCAGAGCGGCCCGCTGCGGTGGGACATCCCGGGCGTGATGCGCCTTGGTGGCCTGGACGTTCGCCTGCCGAAGGAAGTCGTCTACCTGGACGGCATCTGATCGCAATGGCCCCGGCCATGTGCCGGGGCCTCACTGGAGCGAAGCATGAAGATCACCAATCACCACAAGGGCCCCATCGGCCTGCCCGACGGTACTGTGCTGCCGCCCGGCGTGCCCACGCCCGTTGCGACCTGGGACAGCGTCAAGAACAACGCGGTCGTCAAGGGCTGGCTGGACGGGAAAATCATCTCCGTGGGCGGCGCATCCGCGGCCACTTCGCCGCTGCCGGCTGCACCTTCCCTGGTCGGGTCGGACCTTCTGCCCTCGCACGTTCAGCTGGTCGACGACACCACGGTTCCGCTCGGGCATATCGTCCAGCACGCGCATTCGGCATCGGGCCTGTCCATCGAGGACTGGAACAACCTGGACAGCGAGGCCCGTGAGGCCCTGCTGGCCGCGTCGGTGCAGCAGCTGACGATTGAGGCCGAAGCCAAGAAGGGCGAGGGCACCACCAGCACCCCACCCACCACCGGTAGCCAGAAGCCGGATGCCGCGGCGGTCAAGGATGCATTGATCGCCCGTGCGAAGGCGCTCGGCATCGCCGCCAAGGCAACCTGGGGCGTTCCGAAGCTGCAGGAAGCCATTGCGGCCGCCGAAGCCAAGAAGGGCGAGGGCTGACCATGTACGGCACGCTGGAGGGCGCGGACAGCTATCACGAGGCGCGCGGCAACGCGGCTTGGGCAGCGGGCAGTGATGAGGCCCGCACCGGCGCGCTGATCCGCGCCACGGACTACATCGATGGCCGGTACCGGGTGCTGCTGGCATCCGGCCGCTGGTCGTCGATGTTCCCTGGCGTGCGTACTGCCGGGCGGGGCCAACCGAACGAATGGCCCCGCACCGGTGCTTCGGATTACGACGGCGACCCAATCCAGCCCGACGAGATTCCGGAAGAGGTGGAGCGGGCCACGTATGAGGCGGCGCTGCGCGAGCTGGCCAGCCCTGGCAGCCTGTCGCCGGACTTCATTTCCAGCGAGGCGGTCACCCGGGAGAAGGTCGGTCCCATCGAGGTGACATATGCCGATGCGGCGGTGGCTGGCCAGTTGCCGAACCGACCGGTGATTCCAGTGATTGATGAGATCTTGGCGCCGCTGTTGCGCACGCCTGCGGTCGGCCCGGCGGTGCGCGTCGTATGAGCCGGTTCTACAACCGCATGCAGGCCACCGCCGAGCGGCTGATTGCGCGCTACGGGTACGCCACCCAGCTCGAGCGGGATGGAGCGCCTACGGGGCCGCCGCACAACCCACAGCCTGGCCCTTCCACGCAACACGATTGCAAGGTGGTCGAGATCGAGTACAGCCTGACCGACCGCGACGCCACGCTGGTGCTGCAGGGCGACAAGCTGGGTCTGATCTCCACGGCGGTCGACATCGCGCCCAGCAAGGATGATCGGATCATGCTGGGAGGCGAGACGTTCCACTTCATCGACCTGCAGCCACTCTCGCCAGGTGGCCAGGTTCTGCTCTACGAATTCCACGCCCGCCGCTGATGGACTACCTCACCCCACGCGAGCTGGAATTGCTGGCGCGTCGCCTGGAGCCGGCTATCCGCCGTTCCTTTGAGCAGGCTGTCGCGGGCATGCGGAACCAGGCTCAGGTTGATCATCTGGCAGAGCTGCTGCGCGCTGGCCAGGTCGACAGGGTGCTGGAAGCGTTGGGCTTCGATTCGGAAGCTTTCTCGCCGATGGCGGAATCGGTGCGGCAGGCCTTCGTCGCTGGTGGCGATGCAGGCATCAAGGAGCTACCGCGGCTCTCGATGCGGCAGCAGGTTCGCGGGGGCTACAACCCCGCCGTCGAGACGCCGACGCTTCGGTTCCGGTTCGACCTGCGCAACCGCGGCGCTGAGGGCTGGTTGCAGGAGAACTCGTCGCGCCTGATCGTTGGGATCGTGGAGGACCAGCGGCAGATGGTGAGGCAGCACCTGGTGCGCGGCATGGCTGCCGGACAGAATCCGCGCCAGAGCGCGCTGGAGCTCGTCGGCCGGGTAGGCGAAACCGGACGTCGCGCCGGCGGGGTGGTGGGCCTGACGTCACAGCAGGCGCAGTACGTTGCCAACGTGCGGCAGCAGCTGGCCAGCGGCGATCCCAAGCAGATGGCGGCGTACTTCGACCGGCAGCGCCGGGACAAGCGCCTGGACGGTATCGTCAAGCGCGCGATCGCGGGCAGCAAGCCGGTGGCGGCGGCGGACATCGAGAAGATTGCCGGCCGCTACGCCGACCGCTTGCTGTCGCTGCGCGGCGAAATGATCGCCAGGACCGAATCGCTGACGGCAATGAACGCCGGCCGCGATGAGGCGTACCGGCAGCAGATCGAATCGGGCCGCTTGGCGCCCGAGAACGTCACCTGCGGGTGGTCTGCCACCGGCGATGACCGCACGCGGCATAGCCACAAGGCCATGAACGGCCAGAAGCGACGGTTCGGCGAGCCGTTCCAGACGCCGGGCGGTGCGCTGATGAGGTTCCCGGGCGACACGGCGCTCGGTGCGCCGGCGGAAGAAACCATCGGCTGCCGGTGCACGAAGACCTACCGGGTGGACATGGCAGCGGAGGTACAGCGTGGCCAATAAGTTTGGCAGCCAGGTCCGTGCCTTCGCCGAGAAGGCCAAGGGCATGCAGTTGGCTGTGTTCCGCGAATCGTCGCAGCGGCTGATCGAGGAGGCCAACACGCCGGAGGGTATGGGAGGCCGCATGCCAGTGGACACCGGCTTCCTGCGAAACTCGGTTGCGGCTTCGCTGGAGGGCATGCCCACCGGTGGCGCGACGGATCCGCCGCTGGTGTTCGCAAGCATGGACCTGGGCCAGACGGTATGGGCCGGGTGGACCGCGAAGTACGCCATGCGCATGGAGCACGGGTTCTACGGCGAGGACAGCAAGGGCAGGACCTATGCGCAGGCCGGCAAGGGCTTAGCCAGGGCGGCAGCCCAGCGCTGGGACTTCATCGTGGCCGAGGTCACCGCCGAGATCAGGAGCCGGATGCGATGAACGACACCGAGATCTACGACGCCTTCACGAAGATGGTCACCGCATTCGCGGCGGCGCAGGGACTGCCTTGCTCGTACCCCGGAATCGGGTTCACCCCGCCGACCGGCAAGGATGCCAGGTGGTTAGAGTTCCAGTGGTTCCCCAACCGGACCCAGAACTACGGCCTGGCCGACGACGGCCCGTCCCTGATGCAGGGCTTCGGCCAGCTGGCAGCCTGCTACCGGCCGGGGAAGGGGATCATGGTGGGCACGCCCATCACGGACGCCATCATCGCCGCGTTCGCCAAGGGCACCCGCTTCGCCGGCATGGCTGTCTACGAGCGGCCCTCCACCAGCAGCATCATTCAGGATCCGGAGCGGGTCATGCACCCGGTCACCATCCGGTGGAGGGGTTTCGTTTCGGGGTAGACTCCGGCCCATGAGCCCCAAGACGCCCAACCTGCACCTGGTCCGAAGCGATGGCCCCCTCAGCGAGGGAGCGCTGAAAGAGCTTCGCGATTCCGTCGACCGCATGAAGGCCTCCCGCAGCCTGATGTACGAGTTCAACAAGGAGCAGGCCATCTGGGTCCGCAACGAGTATGAGGAATACCTTCGGGCAGGGTTCAAGCCTGCCGAGGCGTTGAAGCTGGTGGCGGCGAAGCTGGCGCCATCGAAATGACTGAGTCGGATCACCGCGTTCACGACGGCGGCGAACTGCCCAGCATCCAGTTCACGGTGAAGGCGCCACGCGAGTGCCGGCGTTGCGGGTGGACCTTGCCGGAACAGATTCCGTTCTACTTCGGCCCCTGCCCACGCTGTGACCGCGTTGCCAACGGGCATACGGTCGACCACTGAGTAGCTAGAAATCCATCCACGAGGCCCGCCCACCAGCGGGCCTTTTGCTTTTCCAACGACCCCGCCCCGTGGCGGGTTTTTTTACGCCCATCGCGAGGAGACCACGGCTATGGCCGCTGAAGCAAAGACCAACGCAGGTTCCAAGTTGTTCATCTGCGTTACCCCCCAGAACGAAGACCTCACCCAGGCCGAGTTCGCCGCGCTGACCTATGTCCAGGTGAAGAAGGTCGGCAGCGTCGGTGAGCGCGGCATCAACACCAACATCGTCACCTACGACACTTGGGACACGCTGGTGGCCCTGAAGGGCAAGGGCATCACCAATGCCGGCGACCCGCCGGTGGAAGTGGCCGAGGACCTGACCGACCCGGGCCAGATCGCCATGCGCGCCGCTGGTGCGCCCGACGTTCCGGACGCCTACGCCTTCAAGGTCGAGCGTGCGGACGGCTCCATCGAGTACCTGCGCGGCCTGGTGGCCGGTCCGAACACCCCGGGCGGCCGCAACGAGGACTTCGTGCTCAACACCTACGTCCTGGGCCTCAACCAGCCCCCGCTGGTGGTGGCGGCTCCCGTCACCCCGTAACCGAACACCGGCGGGGTAGGGCGCGCGCCTGAAAGGCTGCCTGATCCGACAGCTTCCCCGCCGGTTCCTTCTCGGATCGCATCAAGGATCACGACATGACCGAACTGACCAACATCGTG